GGTGCGCCGTCTGCCAACACGAAGCCGAGCAGGTGGATAACGACCTCGGGCCGGTGTGCTCGGAGTGCTTCACCCACTGCGAATGGGCAACCCTCGAACTGCTTTGGCAAGCGGCCGCCGTGAGTCCGTCACGAGAATGATTTTGCCTCGCTAGGTCTCAAGGAGACCGCAGGGGCCAAGGGGGGCTGCGCGATCCCAAAAAACGCAGACCAAACAACAAACAAACCAGAGTGATATGAAAATTGTAAAAGGAAAACAACAGCGACCACAGCGGGTGGTCATTTACGGGGTGGAGAGCGTCGGCAAGACGACCTTTGCCAGCAAATTCCCTTCTCCCTTGTTTTTAGACATCGAGGGCGGTAGCAATCACCTCGCCGTGGATCGCGTGGCAGTCTCGAGTTGGAAAGAACTCGGCGAGTGCATTCAAGAAGCCAGCCGGACAGACTACGAGACCATTGTTATCGACTCGGCGGATTGGGCGGAGCGGTTGGCGGTTGAAGACCTCCTAGCTACGAACAAGAAGCAATCCGTCGAGGATTTCGGATTTGGCAAGGGGTGGGTTATGGCGGCAGAGAAGGTCAGCCGGTTTTTGACCGCCTTGGATGCGCTCATCGATGCCGGCAAACATGTCGTTGTCCTGGCGCACAGCAAGGTCCAGCGCACGGAGCCGCCGGACATCTTGGCCGCTTATGACCGTTACGAGTTGAAGCTATCGAAGCAGTCCTCGCCGCTAGTAAAGGAATGGGCTGACGAGCTTTGGTTTTTCAGGTTCAAAACCAAGGCCGTTTCGCAGGAGAACGGCAAGGCCAAGGGGATCGGGGGCAAGGAGCGCATCATCTTGACCACCCACTCGGCAGCCTACGACGCCAAGACCCGCTCGGGCTTGGCTGAGGAGTTGCCGATGGAGTGGGAGTCCGTGGCGCATGTCTTTGGGAAACCTGCACCCAAAACCTCGGCGCCTGTCGAAATCCTCGGTGCCGAGACGATGGCGGCCATGGAGTTGTTGGAAGCCAACGAGGAGGCGGTGAATGCCTTCCTAACCGGCAACGGATCCATCCAAGAGGGCGAGACCTGGCGCAATGCCTCGCCGAAGTTGCTGGCACAAATCAAATCCCGCCCGCAGGCGCTCATCGCCAAGGCGACCGCCCAAATGGAGGTGGCGGCGTGATTAAGGAAGTCTCTCCGAGTTCCCTGCCGAAGCTGGCCGAGTGCGCCCTGTTTACGGGCGCACCCGGCACCAGCCCAGCAGCCGAGCGTGGGACGCTACTGGATCGAGCGATCCGCGAGCTTTTGGTTGATGACCCGACGACTTTCGACACGCTGAGCGCCGAGGATCAGGCGGTGGCTCGGTGGGGCGTGGATGAACTTCGCACCCTGTCCGGTGGCTACCATGTCGAGACGCGGGAAGAGCATCTCGGCATGGAGGTTCCGGGGCTTTCGAAGCCGGGAACGGCTGATGCGGTTTGCGTTCGCGCTCAATGGGTGGCGGACATCAAGACCGGCCAAGTCCGCAACTACCGCGAGCAGCTTGCGGCCTATGCGCTGGCCTGTATGCACGAGCATTTTGCCGACTCGTGGACGGCTCATGTCGTCTATGTGGATCAGAGACTTCGGCGGACCTACACATTCACACGCGAACAAGCCGAGGCGACCGTGAGCCGCATCATCGCCGAGGCCAGCAGCCGGTTGGCGGAGCCGACGCCGAATGAGTATTGCGGTTGGTGTGCGCATCAAAACGGGTGCCGCGCTCTGGTGCGTCAATCCTCCGAGGCGCTGGCGTTGGTCAAGTCCGACCTCGCGCTCTCCGACATCCGCGACCAAATCCTCGCCAATCCGGTCGAGTTGAGCGCCTTCGCCGCGAACTGGAAGCTCGCCGAGAAGCAGATCGCCGAGCCGGTCCTCGATGCGCTGAAGGAACGCCTCGCCGCTGGTGAGGACATCCCCGGCTGGAAGGTCACGACCGGCGCGGGGCGTCAATTCGTGGAGGCCGATGCCATCGCTCGGGCCTCCGCCAATGTTTCAAAGGAAACGCTCATCCTCGCCCTCGGCGGGAAGATGGGCGCCGACAAATTTCGCCAGTTCTGCGCCGACGCCGGCGTGGAAGTGGATGAGTCAGCGGTGAAGGCCGGATCACCCATTACAACCCTCCGCCAAATCAAAAAGAAATAAAAAATGCCTACATACAAACAATCAGAACCGAAACCCGTCTATTTCGTCGAGCCGGGAACCTACAAAGTCGAAATCGTCAACGCCATGGAGAAGCTCTCCAAGGCCGGAAACCCGATGATCAAACTCATTTGCCGAGTCGAGATCGGCGAAGGCGCCAAGGGGCCAGAAGTCCATGAGCACTTGACATTCACCGAAAAAGCGGGGTGGAAGATTGACCAAGTGCGCGAAGCCTGCGGGTTCGCCGTAGTCCCAGGCGAGGACATCGATGTGCAGCCCGAGGATTTCATCGGCAAGACGGCCACGGTCGTTCTTGGCGAGGAGGAGGGTGCCGACTCCGGCCATCGCTTCAACACCCTCGAGCGTTGGATGTCACCCAAATCCTCGGCCCCCGCGCCGAAAGCCAAACCCGCCAAAGAGACCGACGACATCCCATTCTGATTCAACCTTCCGGGGCGCGGCGTGGATACGCGCAGGATTTAACCCATGACAACATATAAAACACTTAAAGAGGCAGCTCAGATTCTTCGTTCTAACCCAAGGTCTGTTCGCCGTTACATTAAAGAAGGAAAAATAACCTATGTCCAACTTGGTAGGAAATTCCTCTTTCGTGAAGCAGACCTATTAAGCCTGCCAGCAAGCTCGAAAGCGGTTGTGAAGTCATCTCCATCTAAATGACCCAAGACCTCTCCCTCCGCATCTCCATTTGTCTGAACGACTGCCCGATCGGGCCGCGCATTCAACGGGCGGAGCCGCTGCCGAACTACCGGCACACTTACTCGCTAGCCGAGCAGGCGGTGGCGGAGGCGGACATGGAGCGCGTGCGGAAATACATCGAGCGCAATGCAAACACTATGAAGGGAAAGAAATAATGTGGATACTCCCAAAACAATTACACACCTCGGCCTTTGTGCCGGATACGGCGGCATTGAGCTTGGACTCCACCGAGTTATCCGAAATCTGCGCACGGTCGCTCTTTGTGAGATCGAAGCCTTCGCCTGCGCGAACTTGGTCGCAAAAATGGAAGCGGGACTCATGGACGCAGCACCTATCTGGACGAATCTTAAATCCTTCCCATGGGCAGAGTTTCGTGACCGCGTGGACATCCTCACTGGGGGCTATCCCTGCCAGCCATTCAGCGCAGCCGGAAAGCGGCTCGGCACAGAAGACCCTCGGCACCTCTGGCCTTTCATCGCAGACGGAATTCGACTTCTTCGCCCCCGACTCTGCTATTTCGAGAATGTCGAAGGACACATCTCCCTCGGACTCCGAGAGGTCGTTGGAGAGTTGGAACAAATTGGTTATTCAACGGCGTGGGGAATATTCAGCGCGGCTGAAGTCGGCGCACCGCACCAGAGAAAGCGCGTCTTTATCTTGGCCTACGATCAGCGTCAACGAGTCAAAGAACTCGGTTGGCAAATCGCAGGAGCATCGCAATTCGATTCCGCTTGGAACGATGGCGATGATGATTGCAGAAGGCCATGCCAGTTTTGTGGCTACGAATTCGACCACGAATTGCTTGGAAAATACGGATGCCCAAACTGCGAGGGTGAAGGATGCGGCGAATTGGCCGACGCCAGCCGTCATGGACACAACGGGCGGCAGCTACAAGACGGAATGGATAGATGGAAGGGCGGTCAGTTATCACAACCACAAAGAGGAGAATCCGGTAGCTTACGGAGCAAAACTTTCGGATGCCGTCAAGCATGGCCAAGCCGCCCCGGCGAACCCCAGCACGGATGGGAGCCGCCAAGAGTCGTGGGCAACACCGAGGGCGGGATGCCCAGGCAGTCGAGCGCCAGGGACTGGCGGGAAGGTGCTGGAGGAGCAGGTGAAGGGGGGCAACTGGGCAACGCCTCAAGCCCACGATGCCCAAGGCCCGAAGACACCGGAGCAGATCGAAGCGATGAGGGCCAAGGGCCATGGCGTGAAGAATCTGAACGAGCAGGCTTGCTGGGGAACACCAACAGCCCGCGACCACAAGAGCGGCAGGGGCAACGAGGAGTGGGAATACAAGGAATTGACTCCGATGGTGGAGAGGACGCAAACGGGGAAGCTCAATCCGCGCTGGGTGGAGACGCTGATGGGCCTGCCGATTGGATGGGTTATGCCGAGCTGTGCGTCACCTGTGACAATCGAACCGACGAACTGCGACTCCTCGGCAACGGAGTCGTGCCTGCCACAGCCGAGAGAGCTTTTCGAATTTTGATAGAGGAACTTTTTACAATGGAAGGACAAGAATAACATGGCCGGAGAATGGATTAAGGTGGAACTCCACTTACCCGAAAAACCCGAGGTCTTACAGATCGCCGAGGCGACGAAGATGGCACCGAATGCGGTGGTCGGGGCGTTGATCCAGGTGTGGGGTTGGGCGTCACGGAATTGTAACGCTGACGGCGTTACAACAATCGCGGCTTTCTCACATTTGAACAAAATGGCGGGCAATG